CTACGCCGGCGTGATGGTTCGCCGGTAATCCTCCAACACCTGCGTGGTCACGTTGAGTTCGTCCGCGATCTGCCATTCGTACTCGTACATGCGTTCTAGCAGTGCGAGCTCGGTGGGATTGACGAGCGTGAGGGCGGTCTGCGTTCGCGCCCGTCGCTCCTGCTTCGAACAATCGTTCGAGCAGCCGGTGTCGCCGTGCCGCCAGTGCAGCAATTCATGTACGAGGGTGCAGCGTTTCGCCGTATAGGTGAGCCGACGATCAATCAGGATGACATGATTCTCGGCGTCGTAGCAACCCCATAATCCGTCCGGCAGGATGGCGCTGGACACGGTGACGGGCAGTCCGATGATGGCGCGGCGCATGGCGCCGTAGGTCATGCGCCGGTCGATCGGCAGGTCAGGCAGGCTCGTCGTAATCCGGCCCAGCCTCTCCATTGATGGCCTCCTGCTTGCCAGCGGCCCGATACGCCGCAAGGGCCACGTCGCCCCTCTGCAGCTTGTTGAGGGTTTCGGCGGTTCTTTTTTCTTCCTGTGCTGCCAGCGCGTTTGCGAATAGCTGACGCAATGTCATCCCGCATGTCTTGGCGATTCGCTCGCAGTCCGATACCGTCAAGGGCGCGTCGAACCGAGCGCGGACGAACCAATAGTTGCGGCTGAATCCACATTTCGCGGCGAAATCCGTAGCGGTCATACCGCTCATGGATTGCAGTGCTTTGCAGTATTCCATGACGCTCCGCGCTCCGGCGGTGACGTCAGTGTTAGCTCTTGTTCCCATGGCTCCATAATACCCAATTGTGTACTTTTTGTAAAGTAATCAATTAAGTACTCTCGTAAGAGTATCCAAATAAGTACTATCTGTAATCAGCAACGAAACGAGAAAGGAGGTTGGGTGACAAGCGAAACGGAACTCATGAGAGCCAACATCCGAGGGGAGATGGCTCGAAGGGGTATGACGCAAGAAGACATAGCCAAAGCGATCGGATGCGAAAGGCCGCTGGCGAACAAGAAACTCACCGGCAAGAAAGACTTCACCGTAAGCGATCTGGAAAAAATCGCCGACATGTTTGGAATGACCCTCTTCCAATTCACTGCGGTGCTGCTTCAACCGATCGACAGCATCAAACAATTCAAAGCCTGAAAGCCACAACCAAAGGAGCGTCCGATGGACAGCAAGACCTACAACAAAGACCTGCGCAAGACCTGCGTGGAAGCCGTCTTCGACGAATTCGCCGAGCATGGCGACATGATTCGCCCGCAATACGCGGAACAGTGGGATGAAATCTACGCTAACCGATTCCTCGGCCACATCACCGGACCGATGGACATCGACGTGACCGACCTCGTGGACGTCATCATCGACACGATCGTCAAGGAAGCGCATAAATGACCAGCCAACTACTCAACCCGCCAAAACCGCCGACACTCCACGAAACCGGAAGCCTGCTGCTCGCATCAAGCGGCTTCTACATCCGCTTCCATGAGGACGGCAGCGCCAGTCTCGTGGACGGCATCCAAGACATCACACTCGCTGACTTCACATCAGCGGAAATCGAAGGCATCGCCTACGGGATCAACAACAAGGTGGGAGACACGCGATGAGCTGGATGGATGACGGCGGCTTCGACATGCAGGCATTCACCGCCCAGGACGGCAGGCCGATGGCTCGAATGGGCTTCCGCACATCGACAGGCAACTTCTACGTCACCCTGAGCAAAACAGAAGTGCAACGCGTCCGCCGCGAATGCGGGCGAATCCTCAAGGAAATAGAGGCAGACAAATGACCAGCCATGACCAACTGCACGACAGCGAACAGGCAGAGAACACGAAACCGAACTACACGCTCCGTCGTATCAAGACCTTGCTCGCCATCATCGGATTCGTGAGCAGCATGACACTGCTGTTCACATGGCATGTGACCGACAGGCACATGGCATGGCTCGTCGCAGGAATCTACATCCTGACCGGCCTATGGCTGACCGTGAAATTCGCGCCACGCGACTAAAGACTTCCCACCAGCCGACAGTCCAACAAAACAAACCATTGGGATGTTTTCGCGGACATCCACGTTCACCAGTCGGCTGGCGGGAACCATAACTGAATATCGATTATTATCCACGCGCCGACCCATCTCGGTCACATACACTGTCGGCGCACTCGGCTGGGCGACGGTTCGCCCGTCCACGGATTCCAAATCTTCTTCTCTCTAACTATCAAGAAGCAGGCATTCCGGTGCTTGCAAACCCCTTCAAGTCCGCCTGACGGCCAATCACCGTCGGCCACGCCACCGACCGCGAACACGTTCAGGTCGTTGTTCCAACAGTCAAAGGGGCGCTCCGGAATCCAAGGACGGCATCGGTTCGACTCCAATGCCAGCCACTCAGCCCCATCCACTCGTCAGGACGGGGCACGCAACGTCAACAAGCAAAGGAAACAGCAATGAGCAGCAAGAAAAGCAGGACGCTGAGATTCACGCTCTCGGCCGAATGCATCGAAAATGAGAACGACACCCGCTCGACCATCGGCACATTCATCATGCCGCTAGGCGCATCCGAAGACCAGGTGTACAGCGTCGAACTGCCCGGCGACGGACTCGGCGAACTCACCGCGCTTGCCGCACGAATCGCATGTCAGGCCATCGACATTGCGCTCAAAAGGCATATCGAACGCGGCGGCGGCAGTGACACCGCGGAAATGCTCGACGGCCTCCATATCGACCCGATGGGCGACATTCAGGACGGGGCACGCAACTTAAACGCGCAAAAGGACAACCAATGAGCACTGAAATCCAACCTTTCGAGTTCGAGGGCAACAAGGTCAGGGCACTGGCCGATGGCGACGAGGTGATGTTCGTCGCATCCGACATCGCCAAGATTCTCGGATACCGTGACGCCGCAGCGTTGACAAGGACTCTGGACGATGAAGAAAAGGGTACACGTCCCATAGATACCCATGGCGGAACCCAAACAATGACCGTAATTTCCGAACCCGGACTGTACAAGGCGATCCTGCAACGCCAGACAGGGCGAATGGAAGTTGAAGTCACAAGAGAATTCGTCAAGCGGTTCCAGCGTTGGGTGACTCACGAGGTGCTGCCCCAGATTCGCAAGACTGGCGGCTACATTCCGGCTGGCGATGCCGATAGCGACGAGGACATCATGGCCCGCGCGGTACTCGTCGCGCAGAAGACCATCGAGCGCAAGAACCAGCAGCTTCAAGCCAAGGACACACAGATCAAGATGTTGGAGCCGAAAGCGCGGTTCGCGGACGCCGTTGCCGCGTCGGACGGCACGTGCCTGATCGGAGAACTGGCGAAGATGCTACGCCAGAACGGTTTGGACATCGGCCAGAACCGCCTTTTCGAGATTCTCCGACAGGACGGCTACTTGGGCAAGACCGGCTCGAACCGCAACGTGCCGACCCAGAAGGCCATGGACTTGGAACTATTCCGCATCAAGGAAACCGCCATCACCCATTCAGACGGCCACGTGACCATCAACCGCACCGCGAAGGTCACCGGCAAAGGCCAGACATACTTCATCAACCGCTACTGCCCACCCGCCGACCATGAGTGACGATCTGCTCACGCCATCTGAACTTGCCGTCATGCTCGGCATGAGCGTGCGCACCCTCGCCAACTGGCGGAGTACCGGCAAAGGCCCGCCATATCTGAAAATCGGCGTGGAACCGCCAGAAGGCCATCAGGACAGGCGCAAGGTCAGATACCAACGTCAAGTCGCGGAAAAGTGGGCATTGGCGCACAGGTATCAAAGGACGGTGGCGAGATGAAAAACGGCATGTTCGTTCCAGTGACACGGATACAGAGCAGTCCAAATGTCACAAGCGACGGGAAAGCACGCGTCGCAGACGGCAAGCCGACCCTCACGCAGCAAGGAATCGACATGGACAAGTTCATTCGCGAAAACCACGCGCTCATCGAAAGACTCAGAAAGGGGACGAATTGAAACACGAATACACGGACAGTGAACTCGCCGAACTGAAAAACATTTACGACGAGCAAGGCGAAGCCGGCCTCAGCATCACCGAAATGCGGGCGTTACGCAAGGCCGGACTCCTCACGCAAGGCCTTCCGGCGAAACCGGAGGAACCGTCGAAACGCGATCTCATCCTCGCGCACTGCCAAAAACGCATCGACCAAGGCCAACCGTTCGACGGCAAGGAAACAGCCGAAGCGCTCGGCCTGAGCCCGAAAACCGTCGGCAACATTCTCGGTCAACTCCGCAAGGAGGGACTGCTGCCGGCCTTCAACCAGCATTCACCACGCAAGACAACACGGAAAAACTCCACAACCGGAAAGAAGAAAGAAACCATGACCACCACATCGAAACCAGCCGCCAACAAGGAGGAACCAATGAGCCAGGAACTCACCGCCAACGCGGTGACGGCACCGGAAAAAGAGCGCGAGCATACACGCGCCGCCATCACGGACGCGCTGGTCTACATCTACGACGCCATCAGCGCTCTGCAGAAAACCGCGTTCCAGACCAACGACAAAGTGGTCTACGGATTCGCCACCAAGCTGCTGAACGGCGAATTGATGGACTTGAAAGCCAACTACTCGAAGGACGTGGCGAAATGAGACTCAATTTCGACAGCAAGGATGGCGTTTTCGCCATCAAAGCCGAAAGCGAAGAGGAAAAAACCGCGCTCAAAACGTCGGCACCTGCCATCTGCAATCTCATCATCGATTTTTTTAACGGTGAAGTCCAGGAAATGAAGGTGGCGAAGGAATGAAACGCATCCCACTCAAGGACACGGAACGTTACACGATCGAACGGTTCCGGCAGTGCAAGAAGACGGAACGTCATCTCGCATGGCTGAAGAGCCGTAAGGCCGGCGTGGGCGGTTCCGACATGAGCACGATCCTCGGCCTGAATTCCTTCAAGACACCGTATGAGCTGTGGCTTGAGAAGACCGGCCGCGTGGAACCGGAGGACATCTCCGACAAGTGGGCGATCGTCAAGGGCAATGCCTTGGAAAACGAGCTCAGGAAGCGTTTCCGCTCGAATCATCCGGAAATGCTCGTCACGGACGGCACCGACAAGCAGTTCATCAGCCGCGAAAAGCCCTACCTACGCGCTTCCCTTGACGGCATCCTGCAAGGGGAGGACGGAAGTTTCGGAATCCTCGAAATCAAAACTGCGAGCAACCGTCGAGCGGGGGACTGGCATGACGAGGACGGCAACCTCCGAATTCCACCTTACTATCTCGCTCAAGTCGAGTTCTATGCGCTCGTCACTGGATGGACGTGGGGAGTCGTGTACGCGGCCATCGGGGACGACGAGCCAATAGAGATCCCGTTCCAGGCCGACGTGGAGGATACAGCCGCGATAGACAAGGCCGCAGCCGACTTCTGGCATTTCGTCACCACCGGCACTCCACCGCAGTTGACCGGCGGTGACGTGCAGAAGGCGTGGCCGGAACCCACGCCGGACATCGTGGACGAAAGCGACGACGATCACCTCTACAACTTGCTCGCACGATACGAGAGCGCCATCAGAATGCTCAATGACATGACCGCCGAGGTCATGGAAGCGGATACGCCGGAGGATACAGAAGCCGACGTGAAGGAGGCTGAGTGATGGCAGGAGAAACCGTTATCACGATCGTCGGCAACCTGACCGCCGACCCGGAATTGCGCACGACGTCCGCTGGCGCGCAGGTCGCGTCGTTCACGATCGCCAGCACGCCGCGCTCCTGGAACCGTAATACGAACCAGTTCGAAGACGGTCAGGCTTTGTTCATGCGCTGCTCCGCGTGGCGCGACTTGGCCGAACATTGCGCCCGCTCACTCGCGAAGGGCATGCGTGTGATCGCGCAGGGCCGACTGCAGCAGCGTTCCTATCAGGCGAATGATGGTTCCAACCGCACGGTCGTCGAGTTGCAGGTTGATGAAATCGGCCCGTCCCTGCGTTATGCGACGGCGCAGGTGCAGAAGATGCAGTCAGGCGGATACCAGGGCGGCAACGCCAACGGTGGCGGCTATCAGCAGCCGCAGCAGGCACAGCAGCAGTCGCAGGTTCCGGCCGATGATCCGTGGGGCGCGCCAGCCGGAGAGCCTGACTTCTGATGCGCGAATGGATTGAACCGCCGGACGTGGAAACCACATGTCCGATACATGGGTGCGCGTTGTATCCGGCGCGCCCCATCCCATGCCCCGAATGTGAAATCGAAGCCGAGGAAGAGGAGGAATGATGCAGGAATTCGTCGTGGACATTCCACGGGACGAATGGTGGACGCAAAACCGTCGCGGCCACTGGCGAGTGAAATTCGCGCACACAAGCGCAGTCAAACAGCGTGCCATGGCATTCGCCAGATTCTGGCTCCAAAACGGCCACCACAGGCCACAACACTTCCCAGTGCACGTCACCGCGATCATCCACCCATTGACCCACGGGCGCTTCGACCCGGAGAACGCGGCGCCCATGGTCAAAGCCATCCTTGACGCGCTCACCGACACCGGCTTCTGGCCCGACGATGACTCAAAACACATCATCGGCCCCGATTACCGAGGTGGAGAACCAAGCATCCGAAAAGGCTGGTACCGAATCACAATCCGAATCGAAGAGGAAGAACACTAACCATGGCAACGAACGTGAGCGAAAAGGACAAGACACTACAGCAGGTCATCGACTACTGCAAATCGAAACGCAAAGATTGCCGCATCATGTACACGCGCACCACGAATCATAATCACGACGACAGGATGATTTTGTGCGCGGGAATGAGAGCTTACGGCCATATCATCGACTACTGCACCCACATGCTCGGCTATTCCGGCACCATGCCCAGTGAGGTGCCGAATCAAAGCGAGGATGCGAAATGAGCGCGTACCAACCTGTTCTCGACCCTGCTTGCGGCGGGCGAATGTTCTGGTGTGCTCTTCGGTGACGTGCGCGACGAAAGTTGGGAACTATGTGACGGACGCAGATTCGAAGTCAAACCGGACATGCTGATGGACTACCGCGACCTGCCATTCCCTGACGAGACGTTCCGCATGGTCGTGCTCGACCCACCGCACCTGCGCAATGCGGGAGAAACGAGCTACATGGCGCAGAAATACGGATGCCTCGATCAAGAGACATGGCAAACAGACATCAAGGCCATGTTCGGCGAGTGTTTCCGTGTCCTGAAAGAGCATGGCGTGTTGATTTTCAAATGGAATGAGACGCAGATACCGGTCTCGCAGATTCTCAAGCTCACCGACCATAAGCCGCTCTTCGGCAACAAACAGCCGAACCGCACCGGAACACATTGGATCGTCTTCATTAAGGAGGATACGGAATGAGCAGGGCTGATACCACCGCCATGCTGTCCAAGCTGGTGGAGAAACGATTGAGGAATCAGACCGCTTTTTGGGCAAGCGAGGTCAACTTCGACCGGAACACGCCTGACAATAGGCGAGTGGACTACGTGGGCTTCAAACCGTTGAACATCAACGGCGAGCCAGTGCCCGCAAGCGTGGAAAAAGGCTGCTTCGGATTCTACGAGGTCAAGTCATGCATGGCTGACTTCACGAGCGGCAACGGACTGACGTTCTACGGCGACCAGAACTATCTGGTCTGCACGAAGGAACTGTGCGACGAGATCGTATGGCAGAAGATGGTGCCGGAGCGTGTGAACGCGATCCTGACACCGGATTCGACCGGCTCGAAACTGATTCTCGGACATGTGCAGTCCAACCACGACCTGTCATACCGGAGGCGTCCCGCAAGCGAAATCCTCTGGGCAATGGTCAAAGCGAACGGAAAGAGGACTAATTGAGCATCATGCTTGACGAGGCCAACGCTTACGAGCGTGGGATGGATGATGATTTGACTTTCCAGACGGTTCGGGAGCTTGCCGGTACAGCGTACATGGCCGGACGTTCCGCTCCACCAACCGCCGTTGAGATTGAGGCCGTGGCGAAAAAACTGTTGTGGTGGGGCATGGCGCCAGCCTGGAAAGACGTCATGCCCAGTGAGGACTGCTTCTGGACTCTGGCCGAGCCGGAAATGCGAGCCAATTACATCAGGGACGCTCGGATAATGCTCGAAATCGCACGGAAGGCGGTAAGCGAATGAGTAAGACGATCAAATACGTGGAATGCGCCCACTGCGGCGAGGTTGTCGGCACCTACTACGTCACATGCCCGTACTGCGGATTCAAGCTGTCCGCGCGCAAGCAGACAGGCATGGATCCGCTGTATGGCATGACCGACAGCGAATTCTACAAGCGATTCGGGAGCATGTGATGGAAGATGTCGGGATTCTTCTCACGCCGCCACCGGACTTGGTGGAGATCTCGGAAGCATTGGACATCATGGCCAAGCCGCACGTCGGCAGCGGTTGGGCGAACCTCAACTTCGACGGCCTTCCATGCAGCACACCACGGCAGGAGGCCATCTGGATGGAACATAACGGAATCACAAGGGGAGAGGATTAACGGGCGATGTGGTTCAAGGTGGATGATTCGTTCTTCTCGAACCCGAAGACCGCGATGTTGTCGGACGGGGCCACTGCATTGTGGCTCCGTTCCGGCTCATGGTCGGCGCAACAGTTGACGGACGGGTTCATTCCCGCCCGCATGGTGCCGATGTTCCGTGGCTCCGATGATTCCGTGCGCGAACTGTGCGAGGTTGGATTGTGGGAGCGTGACGATGTACGGGATGGCTACCGGTTCCACGATTGGAGCGACTACCAGCCGGACGTGGAGGAGGTGGACGCTCTGCGCCGGAAGCGGAGCGAAGCGGGCAAGAGGGGCGCGAACCGGCGTTGGAGCCGGAAAACCGTTGACGAAAATGGCAAAAATGGCAAAACCGATGGCAAATGCCATGGCAAACCTATGGCAAACGCATGGCAAACCTATGGCAAGTCGATGGCAAACTCATGCCCCGTTCCCGTACCCGTACCCGATAAGAAAGAGAAAGAAGAATATTCTTCTTCTTTCTCCAAAGAAAGCGTGAAGGATTTCGGTGAATCGCGGGAGTGCGGCGAAACGGACAAGACACTGGCCGTGGAATATCCGAACCTCGATCTCGAATCCGCATGGCTCGCATTCGCAGACCGCCACCAAGATGAAACCCGCACCGTCAATGACTGGACGCGACTCTGGAAAGGCTGGTGCCAACGCCGCGCCAACATGAGCGGCATACCACCGTCGAAACGCCACAAACACACGTGGAAATGCTCTCACGTGCTCGAAGCGCTCGGACGCGACGAAGAAACCGCACAGGCAGACGAAAAGGCCTGCGAATTAGCCGACAAACTCAACAAGAAAGAAAAACCATGGCAACGAACATAACCGAGAAGGACAAGGTACTGTATGCAGTCATCGACTGGTGTAAAAAGAATAGAACTTTACGAAAAGAGGAGATGGACGAACATTACTCCGATGAGCGCAAAGATGATTTTTGCTTTTTTCATGGGCAGGCCTTTGCTCTCGATGATGTAATCGCATTTTGTCGCTCTATTACCAGCCATCCCGTCACCCTGTACAGCCCAGAACAGTTGGAACACGAACGCCGCAAGGCATGGCAGGAAGGCTACGCCGCCGGATGGAAAGACCAGGAATGCGACTTTCCGCCACACACAAGCGAAAACCCATACAAGGAGACCATCGAATGAAACGCAACCCGTTTGAAATCCTGTTCGGCATCGTGTTGACCGTCTGCCTGTGCGTCGCCCCGATCATCATATTCATCCTCGATTAAGGAGTCCAAAAATGAGTGACAACGTCAACCACCAGACAAGGAAGGAAACACTCGAAATGAGAAGAAAACGCAAACCACTCGCGCCCGCCGGCATCGGCCTGACCGCCATCATCATGCTCCTGCTCACACCGGTATTCCTCCTCGCGCTCGCGGGATGCGGAAGCGCGTCCAAGACGTCGACCCCAGCCCACGCCATCGCCGCCACCGGCACCACATGCTCCAAAAGGTCCAGCGACGACATCAAGGAATGCATCGTCACACTGTCCGACACGAGGCAAGTGGTCTGCGTCGTCTACGCGGGCTACCAGAAGGGCGGCCTGTCATGCGACTGGGACCATGTGAGCGGAGCGGACAAGGAGCCGGCAAGATGAGCTACAACGTCGTCACCCGGCAAGGCGTCAGAACGTTCGAGGACATCGACGATGCTGGCGACTACGCGCAGGCCATGTCCTTGAGGACTGGCGAACCGGTCAAGGTGTTCCATGCCGAGACCGGACTGGCCGCATTCACAGTCAAAACAAAGAAGGAAACGAAATGAAAGTGAAGAAAACCCTCATGGACATGATCGTCAAATGGCATCAGGCCGGCTATGCGCTCGACGAGATCGCGCCGCTCGTGCCGCAAGTGCCGAAAGCGGAAGTCGCCGCCATCATTCACCAGCACGACAAGGAGACCCGACTTTGACCGACTGCCAGCACTGCGGCAAACCCGCCAGCGGCACGCTCTGCGCCAAATGCACCGCCGACTACTGGGCCATGATTTACCAGCTCGGACACATCCAGCTACCGACCCTGCGCAGCATCATGCTCCGTCAGGCGCACATCGGCACCCCGGCACACACGCCGAACAAAGGCACCGCGCCACTGCCCATCGATACCCATGCGCAGGACCTCATCGCAGACAGCGAGGCATGGTTGGCCGAACAGGCAGGCAAAATACGCGCCGCATACGCCGCATACGATTGGCGTAAAGCATGGTATGCCATCATCAGCAACCGGCACACCATCCTCAACATGAGCACAGCAGCAGACGACTACGCCGCCCTGGAACACATCATCCGACGCAACGAACGAGCATTGACCCCGGAAGACGAGCCCATAATCCTCGGCACCTGCCCAAAATGCGACAGCATGCTCACCGGCACGCCAGAAGCCGAATCGGTCACATGCCAAGGCTGCCACAGGGAATGGGCCGCGCCAGCAATCAAAGCAGCCCGAGACGAAAGACTATGGCAAATGCAAATCACCGGCACACCCAGCGACGCGGCCAAGGAGCTGAAACGATACGGCCTGACCGTATCACGCAACCTCATCAGCCAATGGCTCAAACGCGGCAAACTGTCGCACGCCACGCCGACGGAACACAAGCGGCAGTACACGTTCAACCTCGGAGAACTAGCAGCCCTACTTGACTGTCACCGTTGAAATGCTATACTGTCGTACAGTAGTAAAATGGTTCAGCCGGAAACGGTTGGACCATTATTCATATCCAGCTGCATTCGCTATAATCATCTCTGTCCGGTCTGTCCGGCATGGAGCCACTAGCAACCCTTGGAGCCGTCGCACCGAAGGACGTCGACCATGGCGGCGACACCCGTTGTGTCGGTAGCCCATGAATCGGGGGTGGCCAGCTGGGGGACCTTCGCGGGAGACGTACCCCAGACATGCCGGACATCACAGCCATGGAAGGCGGCAAGGCCACATGAGTCTCCGCAGATGCGCCTGGCACAACTGCCCACAACTCGTCAAACAAGGCACACGCTTCTGCGCCATCCACACACACGCATACGAGCGGCAGCGTGGCAGCTCAACAGCAAGAGGATACGACGCAGCACACCGCCACCTCCGCAGGGCATGGGAGGCACGACTGGCCACAGGCGAAACACACACCTGCGCCAAATGCGGACAGCCAGTCACGGCCACAGACCAATGGGACCTCGGCCACACAGACAACAGACAAAGCTGGACAGGGCCAGAACATCGCAGCTGCAACAGGAAAGACGGCCAACACAAAGCAACCGCAAGCATCGAACACTGGACACGACACCAAGCCAAGCCACAGCAGCAACCACAGTCGCAGCCAACAGGCAAACCGCAAACACAAACACGACACGACACAACACAAACGAACCAAACACAAGCGGACAAGCCAAACAAGCACACGCAACAAAAACAACAAAACACACGCCAAAACAGGAAAAAATACGATCAACCAACCCGCCAACGCCCCTAGGGGGGTACCCCGAACGGCAAGGCCAAGACCGCCGGTGAGGGGACTCGCAAGTTCGCGGATAGTTCAAGATTTGACGGACTGGCCGAGTCTGTAATTTTTCCGGTTCGAGGATTGGAGGTCGCATGGCGACGCATGGCGGCGCACGCACACGCTCCGGTCCGATGCCGGATCCTTCCAGCGCACGATCTGACGCGCGCGGATTGGGTGCCGACATCATTCCGCTTTCGTCTCGCGGATACCATTACCGCCCGAAGGCTTTTCCACTGTCCGAGTGGACGATTTGGGACACCTGGAAGGATGACGACGGTTTCCATAAGGAGCGTGACGAGAAGGCTACGGAGGCGTGGAATCGGCGTGAGCGTGAATTGTGGCGTGACCTGTGGCGGTTGCCGCAGGCTATCGCATGGCATATGCCGCGTTATGGATACATGTTCACGACGATCGCGCTCTATGTGCGCCAGTTCGTGCTTTGCGAGTCTTCGGAGGCGAAGGCCGCTGACCGTACCGCGCTTGCACGGTATGCCGACACCATCGGTTTGACTCCGCAAGGCCTTCGTTTGAATGGTTGGGCGATTGTCGATGACGAGCCGAAGCCGAAACGCTCAACAGAATCTTCTGACAAGATCATCCCGTTCAAGAGCGCGAAGCAGCGGTGGCTTGAGAATCAGAAAGAGGATGCGGAATGAGCGAGCAGAAAGAGCCGGTCGTTCCGAAGTCCCTTGGTTTCCTCTTTGCTGACTGGATTGCCGCGCACTGTGTTGTGCCTAATGGCTATGATCTGGGCAAGCCGTTTGAGCTTGTGGGCTGGCAGTTGGACAATGCGATTGATTTTTATCGGGTGAAGCCTGATGCGGTGTATGATCCGGCTCGGCCTCGTCAGGCTGCGGCGTTCAAGTGGCGTCGTGGTCAGATTGTCGGCGGTCAGAAGCTAGGCAAGTCGCCTTTCGGTGCGGCTGTTGCTGCTTTTGAGGGTGTCGGCCCGTGCGTGTTCTGTGGATGGGCCAAAGGCGGCGAGACGTTCCGCTGCTCCGACTGGGGTTGCTCGTGCGGTTTCGAATACGTGTATTCTTCGGGTGAGCCGATGGGCATGCCGCGTCGTACAGCTTTGATTCAGCTGCTCGCCACTTCGGAAGAGCAGACTGCGAACGTCTACCGTCCTTTGCAGTCGATGGTGCGCAATGGCCACCTGTCCGATTTGATGAAGGTTCGTGAAGGTTTCATCCGCCTTCCGAACGGCGGACGTATCGACCCTGTGACAGCTTCGGCACACTCGAAGCTTGGTAATCCGGTGAACTTCGTCCTTGGTGACGAATCCGGCATCTGGACTAGGCGCAGCGGCATGTTCGAGGTTGGCGACACGGTGATGCGTGGCGCTATGGCCATGGATGGAAGAATGCTTGAGCTGACGAATCCATGGGACCCGATGGACGCCAGTTTTGGCCAGATGACCTACGAGAGCACGGCGTCGGACATCATGAAGTTCTTTCCGAAGCATGACCCCTCATTGGATTTCGCGGATCCGCAGGACAGGCGGAAGATTCTCGAATTCGTCTATTCCGGTTCGCCGTGGGTGCCGCTCGATCAGGTCGAAGCGACCGCTACCGAGTTGATGGCCCGTGATCCGGCGCAGGCTCGACGTTTCTACGGTTGTGAGATCGTGCAGGGTTTGGGTTCGTATATGCCTGAGCCGCTTTACGATGGCACGATGGTTGACCGTCAGCCACCTGAGCCGGGGGCTGAGATTTGTCTTGGCTTCGATGGCTCGCAATCCGGTGACTGGACGGCATTGCGTGCGGAGACCGTGGATGGCTGGCGTTGGACGCCGACGTACGGGCCGTCAAATCGTCCGGCGTATTGGAATCCGGTTGAGTGGGAGGGTCGCATACCGCGAAGCGAGGTCGACGCCTGCGTGTCAGAAATGTTCGGCAGGTACAAGGTGCAGCGCTTCTACTGCGATCCGCATCCGTGGGAGTCGCAGGTGGACGAGTGGGCATGCCGCTTTGGCGAGGACATCGTGGTGCCTTGGCCGACGAACCGAATAGGGCGCATGTTCGACGCGCTCACCCGTTTCATGGAGGATACCGCCGACCATTCCACGACGCATTCCAATGATCGCATGGCCAGACTGCACATGATGGCGGCAAGGAAGGTCGCCAAGCCAGGCGACAAGTACGTGCTCGGCAAGCCGAGCGAGAATCAGAAGATCGACATAACCATGGCCGACATCCTCGCGCACGAGGCGGCGTCCGACATGAGGGCGCTCGGCTGGAGCGCAGGCGGCTCACCGGTCATGGTGTACGGCTGGTAAGGAGGCTCTTGTGGAGCTGATACAGGCATCGAGGCTTTCCGACGATGACGCGAAGCTCATCAGGAGCCTCACCTACAGGCTTGCACGACTGCGCAAGCCTCATAGGCAGTGGGATGATTATTATCGCGGACGGCAGGTCATCCAGAGCATCGGCATCGCCGTGCCGGCCGAACTCCGCTCGTTCGTTTTTCCGCTGAATTGGCCGCGCATCGTGGTCGATAGCGTCGTGCAGCGCCAGCAGGTCAAATCCTTCTCCGTGCCGAATGACGACAAGGTGTCAAACGAGCTGCGCGAGCTTTGGGAATACAACAACATGGAATCGCAGCAGGTGCTTTTGCACACGGAGACACGCGTGCAGGGCCACGGCTTCGTATGCGTCGGCGCGAATCCGAAGGACAGACGGCATCCACTGATCACCGTCGAATCATCCAGGAACATGATCGCGCGCATCGACCCGCGCACGAGAACCGTCGAATCGGCGCTCCGCGTCTATTTCGACCCTTGGGAGAACGGGACGCCGGACTACGCGACGCTGTACACGCCCGAATACACGCTCTGGCTGGAGAAACAGCACGGCAAGTGGGTCATGACCGGCCGCGACGACCACCACCTCGGCGTCGTCCCTGTTGTGCAGTTCCTCAACCGTCCGCGCGCCGGCGACTTCCTTGGCGAGAGCGAGATGGCCGACGTGGTGCGGCCGACAGACATGGCCGCACGCGCCATCCTCGACCTGCAGATCGCCATGGAAACTCACGCGGTGCCAGGCAAATGGGCGATCGGCGTCACACACAACGACTTCATCGACGCGAAGACCGGACAGCCGGCATCGGCGATAAAGACCTATTTCAACTCGATGCTCACCTCCAAGAACGCGAACGCGAAATTCGGCCAGTTCACGGCATCCGACCTGTCGAACTTCAAGACGGTCATCGACCTGCTGAGCGAGCAGATGAGCGCCATCACCGGTCTTCCGATGCGTTATTTCGGAATGAATACAGCCAATCCAGCAGCCGAGGGAGCCATCCGCGCCGACGAGCTGAGACTGGTGAAGAACGTCGAGCTGAAGAACGCCGTCGACGGCGATGCGTGGTCGCAGGTCATGGCCGTGGCGCACAAGCTCGCCACCAGCGACGACATTAACGCGAACCTGGTGCGCTGCGACTGGGAGGATCCGAACACGCCTACCTACGCGCAGCGTGCGGATGCGATCACGAAGCTCATGGCGTCCGGCATCCTTTCCCGTGAGGGGGCATGGGACGAGCTTGGCTGGAGCGAGGCCCGCAAGGACAAGGAGCGCGAGTACTTCGCCAAGCAGATCAGCGAATCCTATGGCCAATTCATGAAGGACGTGGACTATGGCGGCGATGGCTGGGCAGACGCTTCCACAGGAGGCGACGGCGCAGAACCGTCTGCTGCGCAGTCGAAGCAACCGGCTGGCCGCGACGGTGCTCAGACTGTGGCATAAGCACGCGCAACCAGACTTCGACCTCGCCTTCGCGGACATGATGCCTGAACTTTTCCGCGTATTGGACACGGCGCAATACCACACCGCCGCCGACGCGATCGCATCGACGCCGAAAATCATGGAACGCTTCGGCGTGAACACAGCACACCCGGAATACAAGCCGGATCCATGGCAGTGGGTCGGCGTGAACGGTAACGGCATGGATACCGTGGACGCGATGTGGACGGCGATTACCATCGGCAAGCGGGCCGTATCCAACGGCGCTCCGGTGGACGTGGCCATGGACCGCATAGGCGTGACCTTGGTGCTCAGGACGCGCACCATGCTGGCGGACACTCACCGGTCGTCCACAAGCATGACCGCTCGCGGCATCTGCTACCAATCCACCTACGTGCGCGGCCTGACACCGCCGAGCTGCGGAAGATGCGTCATCCTCGCCGGACAGCCATGCGGCAAGACGCCTTTCGAAAGGCATCCGCACTGCGACTGCATCGCCGTCTACACCGGTCCGAAAGCACCGGCAAACGCATGCACCAGTCCGAACGAATACCTCGACAGTCTCTCCGACGACCAGCTCGCCAAAGTCCTTGGCGGAAGGGCCAACGCCCGAGCCTACGCGGACGGAGCCGACCTCAACCAGCTGGTTAACGCCCAACGCGGCATCCGCACCGCCCAGATCGACGGGCGGAACATCAAGTACACGACCGAGGGCACCACGCGCCACGGACTCGCCGCATCACGCATGATCGACTCCGGATACGCCAAGGAATTCGTCAAGAACGGCGGCCGGTACACAAAGGTCGACAGGCCGCGTCTCATGCCCGAGACCATTTACGCACGCTGCGGCGACGATCATGAGAAGGCCTTGGGCATGCTCTACAAGTACGGCTGGATCCTCTAGCCGAAATCGAATTTTTCACCGGCATCGCGATGGTGTCGGCGCCGGCACGCGATGTGACGGCCAAGGAAACCACAAGGAGAAAACACAATGCATAGGAAATGGTGGAATCTCATCCGCATCCGCACCATCGAGACCGGTGCCGAACCGGGCGGCGGAGAGCCGCCGCAGCCGGAGCCGCCGCAATCCGACCCACAGGCGAATACCGGCGGCGAAGGCGACGAGAAGCTCGGCGAACACGGCATGACCGCGCTCAAGAACGAGCGCCGGGCCAACAAGTCGCTGCGCGAACAGCTCGCCGCCGCGAACGCCAGAATCAAAGAGTTCGAGGATCGCGACAAGACCGACGCGGAAAAGGCCAGCGAGAGGATCGCCAGCCTGGAGAAGTCCAACACCGGCAATGCCGCGAAGGCACTGCGATACGAGGTCGCCGTCGACAAGCAATTGCCGAAGGTCTTGGCGGAACGTCTGCAGGGATCCACTCGCGAGGAGCTGGAAGCCGATGCGGACAGCCTGCTGAAGCTCGTCAGCGTGCAGAACAAGCCGAACGTCAAGCCCGACCCGAGCCAGGGCAAGGGCGGCGACCCGAAGCCGCACAGTCTCTCCGAAGCCATTTCCGCATATTACAAGTAACCGATTCCTTAGGAAGGAGACAACCTTATGGCTGTCACTCTCGCAGAGGCGAAGAACAACGCCCTCGAAGACTACGACCCTTTCGTCATCGACGAATTTCGAAAGTCCAGCGTCATCCTCGATTCCCTCATCTTCGATGATGCCGTGAACCCCGCAGGAGGCGGCGCGACGCTCGACTACTCCTACCGTCGGCAGGAGACCCAGCCCACCGCCGAATTCCGCGCCATCAACACGGAATACTCGCCGAGCACCACCACGACCAAGAAGTACAGCACCACACTCGCCGTGCTCGGCGGCGCCTTCGAGATCGACCGAATCCTCGCGAACGTCGGCCCGAAGGGATCCGACGAGGTGACACGCAACATCAACGAGAAGGTGAAGGCCGCGATAACCCTGTTCCAGGATACCGTGATCAACGGCGACGTTGGCGTGAACGATAAGGCCTTCGACGGCCTGGACAAGGCGCTCACCGGCTCAAGCACCGAGATGAAGCCCACCTCCGGCACCTACGACTGGACCGACCTCGAAGGAGAGAAGGGCAACAAGGCCATCGACACGCTCGACGAGTTCCTCGACCTGCTTGACGGCACGCCGACCATCGTGGTCGGCAACAAGAAGGCCCTTGCCCGCGTCCGTGCCATGGTGCGCCGCACCAGCATGTACGTGCGCGAGCCGATCGATGGTCTCGCCAACGCGAACGGCCGTCCGATCAGCCGCGAATCCTATGGCGGCATTCTCTTCGCCGACGCCGGAGAGAAGGCCGGCAGCAACGATCCGATCATCCCCATCGCCACCGACGGCACCACCAGCCTGTACGCGTACCGCGTCGGCTTGGACGGCTTCTGCGGCATCACCACCACCGACGGCACCCTCGTGAAGACCTGGCTGCCTGACTTCACCCAGCCGGGCGCAGTGCATCGCGGCGAGGTCGAACTTGGTCCAGTCGGCGTCGCATTGAAGGCCACCAAGGCCGCTGGCGTGCTCCGTAAGATCAAGGTCAGGTGATCATGATGTGGCGAATCGAAGCTCCGAATAATGAGTACAACGGCGTCACCGCCGGCGTGACCTTCGTCGGTGGCGTCGGTGAGACCGATGTGGATCCGTCCGACTATTTCCAGCGTCACGGCTACACGGTGGCCGAGGTGCAGGCCGACGAACCGAGCACGGTCGCCGACGCCGCGAAGCCGAAGAAGAAGACCAGTGAGAAGGATGGTGAATGATGAAGGAGACCAAGAACGGACGCCGCGAGAACGTGATCCCGGCAAGCGCGGTGTATGTGCCGCAGCCGGGCGGCGCAGCTAAGCCGCTAGATACGGTGCTGTCCGGCATGCCCGCCAAGCAGGCTGCTGCGGTGGGGAACGCCACCACAGGTCAGGAGATGGCCACCATCAACGCTTTGCTGGCCAGCCTGCGCAACGCCGGTATCATCGCGAAGTGATTCCATGACCTGGGCGCAAATCGACGATGTCGCGGTCGAACTCGGCCGCGACATCGCCTCCGACAGCACCGAAGGCAGGCAGATCGGGAAATGGCTCCGCCGCGCCGAAATGATGATCCGCAACCGCATCCCAGTGCTGGACGAATGGTGCATGGACGAGAGATATCAGGAGACCGTCATCGAGGTGGAATCCGCCGCCGTCGCACGCAAGGCGCTCAACCCGGAGGGCGTGAGCAGCACCATGCTGCAGATCGACGACGGTAACATGCAGACCAGCATCGACAGCTCGCGCAGTCGCGGCGAGATCTCCATCCTCGACGAGGAATGGGACATGCTGCTGAAACGTGTCAGCAGCGATCTCGCTACGGCGGTCATCGCTCCGGAACCCGTGGCCATCCCGCTGCCGCACTACCCCTACGACTACTGAGGAGGTTGACATGCCAAGCATGGCACCTCTCATCGGAGCCCTGCCGAAACTACGCCAGATGGCCGAAAGCCTCATGACCGACCAGTGCGTCGTCACCCGCCCCGGAGCCACCACAACGGATCCGGACACGGGACTGCCGAACACCGGCAAGGAGAAGGTGTACGAAGGCAGCTGCAAGGTGCAGACCAGCGGCGGCCTCGCCAGCGAGCAGACCGAAGGCAGCGCGGCCCAAGCCATGGGCGCCGTCTCGTTGGTCTGGTCTTTGTACGTGCATTTTCCCTACGGCACTCCAGGCCTTCGCGCCGGTGACGTGGCGGAAGTCACGGAATCCGCAAATCAGCTGCTCGCCGGCAGGCGGTTCAGGCTCGTCTCACCTCAAAGCGAGAAGACGCACGCCACCGCCTGCCGGTGGAACGTGAAGGAGGACTCATGAGCGGACTGTTCGACGCTTCGCAGTTGACGGCCTTCGGTGACGTGCTGCTCGCCAGGGGAGTGGCTCGCCGCGCCTTGATCTCCGCTTCGGTGAAGAAGGGTGCGCAGAACGTCAAGAACTCGATTCGCGACGACCTGAAAGGCTCAGGCAACAAGGCGTTCCGCAGCATTCCGATCACCTACACGGTGAGCGAGACGCCCGGACGCATTTCCGCCGAGATCGGCCCCACCAAGGGCGGAGCGGGTTCGCTCGCCAACATCGCGTTCTTCGGCACCGCGAAGGGCGGTGGAACGCACCGATTCTACGAGCATGGCGAGGAAGAATTGCCGAAGCTCGCGGAATACGTGGCGCGTGCCGCCGTGGAGGTGGTCTGAATGAAGTCGATCATGACGTTGACCGACACGATTCTCGACCATATTCCGAAGCCGGCGGCTGGCTGGGCCGTTTACCGCCAGACGGCGCCTAAGCCTACGGAGAAGCCGCCGTGGGTGATTGAGACGGTCACGACAAACGGTCATATCGTCGGCGAAACGCAGCATGTGCATTGCGGCATCGGCACTTTGCTGGTGCGCATCGTGAGCACCACGGCCGATTCCGTCAACGTGCTGGCCGATGACCTCATGATTCCAGGACTTGCTGGCAAACGGTTCGTCGCGCAGGGGTTCGACACCGGCTGTCTGACGTTGTTCTCCGATTCCGGCGCATATGCCGCCGGACTTACCGCAGAGGATACGGCGCTGCTTTACCAGTGCCGTCTTCTGACTTTCAAATTCAACTGGTCACGCATGTGACCATTAAATATTTAAGGAGGAGTCATGGTTTTGACTCTGGGAACCGAAGTTCCTTCCACACCGGCGGACGGTCTGGTCAACACGATCTGGGTGCCGTCCATCAAAAACATCCAGAAGCCGACCGCTGCAGAGATCAACGCTGGAACCGACCTGTCCAACTACGTCACCTTAGGCGGGTGGAGCTGCACTCCGTCGCAGGAGTCCATCTCCGACCAGCGTGAGAACAGCGCGCAGGATTACGAGAATCCCGGACGCAAGAAGATCAGTGGCCCGAACGTCGAGGTCATCGACAACACCAACACTTCGCATTCCACGCAGAACGCGGCAATGGAGACTTTGATCGAGGGCGCGGAGGGCTATTTCGTGCGACGCTACGGCAAGCAGACGGATAAGACTTTTGTCGCCGGCGACATTGTGAACGTGTACGCGGTCCGCATCGGCATGAGCGCCAAGATGGCGATCGCCGCGAACAGCGTCCTGCGCAGCAAGGTCAATTTCTCCGTCCGTGCTCCCGGCTGGGCGGAGAACGTGAAGGTCGCCTGATTGATTCTTCCCGCACCGGACTTTCGTCCCTTTCGCCGGTGCGGGACCCTCTTTTTTTCTCTTTTCCGGCAAAGGAACATGAATATTAGAGCGAAGGAACAACAATGCTTAAAGTCGTCAGGCGCACGCGCGAGGTCGATGTCATCCTCAACCAGCAGACCGCCGAGGACATCGCCAGATTGGGTGATGCGCTGGCCGAGGAGACCACGCGCGAACAGATCACGGAGGCTGGGACGAACCGGCAGGCGAAGGCCACCGCGCGGCGCATCGAAGAGCTGCGCGAACAGGCGGATGCGGAGACGTTGAAGCTCACGTTGCGGGCATTGCCGGTAAGCAAGTGGGCGCAGGCATTGGCCGCGCACCGCAATGACAACGGTACGAACGACATGTTCGGTACCGCCGCCGCGGCATTGCCGCTCATGCTTGATTCCGCGACCATCGGCGGCAAGCCGGTGGCCGACGAGGACAAGACCGAACAGGCGTGGCGCAATCTGTTCGATGAACTCACCGATGGCCAGTTCACGCCGATCTGGCAGGCCATCGCCGAACTGAACGGCACAGCAGCGGACCCAAAAGCGGCATTCGACCTCGCCTCGCAGGTTCTCCGCAACTAGTCGAGGATCTTAAGATTTGCCGCCAGCTCGGCATCTCTTATAAGCGTTTCATGGGCTGGCGTCCGAGTGAGGGCGATGAGGTCGAATGGGATGAGACGGAACGCAATTGGATGCGCTCGTTGGCTGAGTACGAACGGTCATTATGCCCCATGTGCGGTTTGCCTCGCTCGATCTGCCAAGACCCGAAGGGTGAACTTACGTTGCATGCCGAAACCAGCGTCTGCTGGGCCACTGCGCACATGCAGCAGGCCTTGAAACGTTGGACTGATGCGAATGGCAGGGACAATCCGGCCGCGAACGCCTTGGTGGCGCATTTGACCTGATTTTTGGAGGATTCTTTGGCGGAGAACAAGAACATCGTCATCCGGTTGATGGCGGACACAGCCTCGTATGAGGCGGCGATGACCCGCGCCGGAAGCACCGCGAAAACAGTCGCTTCAGGCATGGAGAACACCGGACGCAAGTCCGCGCTCATCGCCAGCGGCATGACCGCCGCCGGACTGGCCGTGGCCGCGTTCGGCGTGGCCGCGGTGAAGATGGCCGCAGACTTCGACCAGCAGATGAGCACCGTGCAGGCGAACACCGGCGCGACCAGCGCACAAATGGACCAGCTGCGTGCCGCTGCCATCGAAGCCGGAGCTTCCACGGTTTATTCCGCTACGGATTCCGCCGACGCGATCAACGACCTCGGCAAGGCCGGCATGAGCGTCACGGATATTCTCAACGGCGGCTTGACCGGCGCTTTGAATCTGGCCGCCTCCGATGGAATGGCCGTAGGTGATGCCGCCGAATACATGGCCAACGCATTGAGCATGTTCCACCTGAAGGGGTCTCAGGCTTCCCAAGTGGCCGATACTTTGGCGGCTGGCGCCGGCAAGGCCGTCGGCAATGTCTCCGATTTCGGCGAGGCGTTGAACAATTGCGGCGCGCAGGCCAATAGCTTCGGCATGAACGTGCAGGAGACCACCGGCGTACTGGCGCTTTTCGCACAGAACGGCACCATCGGCGCCGAAGCCGGCACCCAGTTGAACAGCATGCTGATGAAACTGGCCGCACCGTCCGCCGAAGCGTCCAACACGATGAAGGAATTGGGCATCAGCGCATATGACGCTCAACATCATTTCGTCGGCATGGCGAACTTCGCAGGGCAACTGCAGAAGGCCGAAAAAGGCTTGACGGACGAGCAGCGCAACCAGGCGAACGCGACCATTTTCGGCAGCTATGCCATCAAGGCCGCGAATTATCTTTACGAGGCGGGCGAGTCCGGTGTCAACAAGTGGACGAAGGCCGTCTCTGAAAGCGGCTACGCGGCCGAGCAGGCTGCTGCGAAGAACAACAATCTCAAGGGTGATCTGGAGAATCTTGGCGGTTCGATGGAATCCTTGATGATTTCCGTTGGCGAGGGCGCTCAGGGGCCTTTGCGCAAGATGGTGCAGGGCTTGGATACGCTGGTTGACGCGTTCGCCGGTTTGCCGTCCGGAGCGCAGCAGACGCTCGTGGTCATGGCGTCTCTGGCCGGCGTGTTCGGCGCGGTGCATAAGGCCGCGGGCAATCTCAACGGCAGCACCAGCACCATGGCCAACAACATCGGGCTTGCGATAGACCCGATTCAACGTGTCAAGACGGCGCTTGGATCCGCGCAGACGGCTTTCGACCTGTTCAAGGGGTCTTCGATGAGCGCTTCCGAGCAGATGGAGGCTTTCGGCACGTCTGCTTCCAAGGCGCAGTTGAAGACCGCTGGTTTCAAGGCGGTTGGCAGCAGCATAATGAGTCTGCTCGGTGGCCCGTGGGGCATCGCGCTGACGGTGGCCGGCGTGGCGTTATCGGCTTTCATTTCTCAGCAGCAGAAGGCTAAGGCGGCATCCGAGCAGCTGGAAAGCGCTCTGGAGTCCGGTTCGGATGTCGCGTCCGAAATCGCCGGAGCCTATCAGGATATGAGCAGTGGCGGTGTCAAGTTGACCACATGGCTTGACAATGCGGGTATCAGCCTGACCGATATGACCAGCGCGGCCATGGGGAACGAGGCCGCGTTGAAGCGCGTCAACAAGCAGATCAAGGAAATCGACAAGCCCGGCATTGGCGGAACCGCGGCATACGCCATCAAGAAAGCCCTGAAAGAGGAATCAAAGGCCTACGATGATGCTTCCAAGAAGGCCAATGAGAAAAGCAAGGCCGCCAAGAACGCCGTGGACGCCGACGGAAAGTCTGCCGCCGCCGCGAAGGAAGCTGCCAGCGCGAACAAGGAGCTTGGTTCCTCCGCTTCGGATGCGTCAAGCCAAATCGATGATCTGGTGCAGGCGCTGTTTGGTTTGGAGTCGGGCAATCTGACTGCTGATCAGGCGGTCGACCAGCTGAACCAGAAGATCGGCGAACTGTCAAAAACATGCGAGGATAACGGCGTCGTCTTCGACCAGTCCGGCAATCTGCTTGACCGTTTTTCCGAGGAGGGCACGAAGACCAAGCAGGCGTTGGAGGACATCGCCAGCAGCGCCCAGAACGCTGCGGAGAAGATTCTCAAGCAGGGCGAGAGCACCGGTTTCAGCAGCGGCGAGATCGAACGCGCGAACGGCGTGCTGCAGGACGCGCGTGACGCGATCATCCGGCAGGCCGAAGCCTCCGGCATGAGCGAACAGGCCGCTAACGCCTTGGCCGACCGTTGGGGTTTGAGTTCAGACAGCATCAAGGCTTCCATCGACAATATCAAGAAGACCGCCGACAACAACAAGGCGAAGCTTGACGTTGACGATTCCAAGGCCAAGTCGAAGACCGATAATGCGAAGAAAAACGTTGATTCGGTCAATAAGGCTAAGGGCACCGCGAAGCTCGATGCCGACGATAAGGCGTCTGGCAAGGCCAAGAATGCCGAGAAGAACGTCGAATCCGCGAACAAGTCAAAAGGCAAGGCCACTCTTGACGCGACGGACAAGGCTTCCGGCAAGGCCGACAAGGCGAAAAGCAACGTCAGGTCTGTCAACAACGCCAAAGGCACCGCGAAGCTTGACGCGACCGACAGGGCCAGCGGCAAGATCAACGCCGTCAACGCCAAGAAGCTTAACAACAAGAATATGGTCCTTACCGCTTCTGACCATGCGTCCAGCAAGATCAATGCGGTAAACAATAAGCGTCTGAATAACAAGAAGACCACACTGAACGCTTCCGACAAGGCGTCCAGCAAAGTGGATTCCGTGAACCGCAAGACCATCCGAGACAAGAACTTCACGGTCAGTGTCACCGACCATGCTTCCGCGACCTTGCGGAGCATCCAGAATTATCAGATCGCGGACAAGAGCTTCACCGTCACGGAGAAAACGAAGAAGGAGGGTGGCTACACCGGTGGAATGTTCGCCGATGGCCACTTCCAGCAGTTCGCAGGTGGCGGCATGTTTTCCGGCTACGTGGATCCGGCGTGGGCGCCCGGCAATGGTTTGAGCGACAGCGTGTATCTGCTCAACGCGCGTCTCGCCGCGGGCGAGTACACGCACAGGGCTGCCGCTGTCGACTATTACGGGCTTGAGACCATGCGCGCCATCAACGAGATGCGCGTGCCTCGCGAGGCGTTCATGACAAGTCACAGCATGCCGGATGTTTCCGTGCAGGTGGATACGCGTGCCGTCGTTGCTGCGATCACAAGTCTGCACAATGATCTTGGCGCGATTATCAGTGCCGCGTCCGATGATTCGACGGTCGGCGACCGTGACTTGGGGAGGTTGATCCGCAGATATGCGCGAGCTTGAATACACGTCGCATGATGGTACGGTCATCGACCTCAACGCCGATGATCTGTGGGTGGCTGACCTGCAGGAAATGCGCGGATACGCATGGACGTACACGCTGGCCACTCGCGGCATCAAATCGGTGAGCCGGAACGCTTCGACGGCGAAAATGACCGTCCGCACCAAAACGCCAGCCGCATTGGATGCCGCTCAGACGGCTTTCGATTCGGACGTGCAGGCCGTTACGCCAGGCATGTTGACCGTCGATGGCGAATGGTTCCAGCGGGCGTATGTCGTCGGCTCATCGCTCGGTCTGGTGCCATGGCCGGAATACGCGCAAGTCGATTACACGATTGTCCTTTGCGATGGCGTCTGGCGTCGCGCGCTGCCGGTGCAGCATTTCTTTCCGATGACGGCAGGCACCGGTGCGCAGATTGACCTTCCACTGGACTTGCCGACCGATTTGGCTCCGTCGAAAATCGCCTTGACGGTGAATAATCCGACCGGCAAGGCCGCTGAGTTCGCTGCGGTCATTTTCGGCCCTTGCGTCAATCCGTCTTTCCAGATTGGCGGCAACACTTACGCGGTTGATGTGACAGTTCCGGAAGGCGGTCATGTGTCACTGTCGGCCACCGGATTACGGAAGACGATAACGTTGACGGCCGAAAACGGCGACGTTTCGGATGTTTTCGACAAGGGCGTTCGCGGCAACGGCAGTGGGAGCCGATACCGGCAGGAGATTCGCTGTTGACGGTTTCCGGCAATTATGGCATCGACTTGACCATGTTTGACGTTTCTGGAGGTGTGCCTTGGCTGACGTTATCCTCGCCGACGGCAAGCTGACGCCACATGCGAGCATATCGCAGGTGACGTTGGATTGGGCTTGCGGCACGGACGAAAACGACTTCGAACTGACCATCGAAGATCCGGATGCGCCGGAAATCGAACGTGGCTGGTATTTCTGGATTGACGGCAGTGACGTGGGCGGCCGGATCGTCGACCGTCGTGTGGCTGTTTCCGGTGGCGTGTCCACGGCCACGTGGATCGGCCAATCGTGGACTGGCATGTTGGCGGCGAAGATATTGCAGCCGGACGCGAATCAGGATTACCTGACCGTCTCCGGCAAGCTGCCTGACATCCTCAAAAGCCTTTTGAAGCGCATCGGTTTGGATTCGGTGTTCACTGTCGATTCCTCCGATGCTTCCACTTTGTCGAATTGGATGTTTCAGAATCCACGTTATGTGGACGCCTACACAGGATTCCGCAATCTGCTCGCATCCTGCGGCAGACGCCTCGACTTCCAAGCCAAGGATAATCACATCCTGCTTGGCATCACGCCGGTCGGCATCATCACCAATACGGTCGATTCCGACTTGGTGGATTTCAAGGCCGAGACCAACCGTCGCGCGGTGAATCATCTCATCGGCCTTGGCTCGCAGGAGCTCAAGAACCGTCTGGTGGTCAATTATTTCGCCGATGCAACCGGCGTGGTGAGTCAGACGCAGACGCTCGTAGGCGCCGATGAAGTATGCGCCACATACGACTATTCCAACGCGGATTTGTCAACGCTGCAATCCGAGACGCAGAAGCATCTGCAGGAATTGCAGACCGGTGGGTCGGTCGAAGTGACGTTGTCCGATGAGGTCGGCGACGGTCTGCGTGTGGATGACAAGATTGTTGCGACGGATCAGGCTTCCGGCGTCAACGTCACCGCCGTGGTGACGAAGCGGATCGTGAAAATCGATTCCGGGATTTTGACTTCGACGTTCGAGGTCGGACTGCCGGTGCAGTCGGCGAACGCGAACTATTCCGGTTCTTCCTCTTCATCTTCGGGTTCGGCTGGCGGTGGCGTGTCTTTGACGGCTGGCCGTGGCCTGTCGATTTCAGGCGGCACGATCAACGCGGAGGTCGCTTCCGAAGATTTGGATGCCGTCAGGCAGGTCGCCGAGTCGGCGAACAAGACGGCTTCCGGTTTCGCGGCACAGATCGGCAAGGCGAATCAGACCGCCGAGGATGCGAAGAACGTCGCCGATGCGGCCAAGACCGTGGCCGACAGTGCCAAGTCGGGCATGATGACCGATGACGAGCGGTCGAAGCTCGCTTCGGTCGAACGGGGCGCGAACGCCTACATACTGCCGAAGGCGTCCACGGACGTGCTTGGTGGCGTGAGGGTGGATGGTTCCTCGATCGTGAGCGTGGACGGCGTCATCAGCGCGCATGTCGGCGACGGCGCTTCCGGGAGGGTCGTGTTCCCGATCGGCTATGTGGTCCAGAACACGACTGGTGTTGACCCTTCCGTGGATTTCGGCGGGACTTGGCGACAGTTGCCTTCGCTTGGCTGTTTTACGTTTGAAAGGATTGGATAGTGAAGTCTGACGGTTACTCGAAATACGTGTGCGACAAGTGCGGCAAGACCGCCTATGTCGCCGCTGGTGACACGGAGGCGCGTGAATGGTTCACCGTGCGCCGCTATTCGGCTGGCAAGGCGACCCGCATCGCGGATGATGTGGCACCTGACATTTACGAATTGTGTTCCCAATGCAATGCGTCTTTCATGGCGTTCATGCAGAAGGACGATGAATCGTTTAACGCATGGTTGAAGGAGGTTGAACAGTGACCATCGAACTGGTTGACGGCAAGGCCGGAGTTGCACACATCTCAAGCGAGGACAAGGCGATCATCCATCAGGCCAAGTTCTCGAAGTCCGACGTGGTGTACGACTGGGGCGACGCGTTAAAATGCTCGATGAGTTCATCCAACAGGGCGACGATCGGCACCGGCTGCGCGTCGATCCAAGGCTTGGACTGGCATATCACTGCGGCGGAATCCGTGACGATCTCCAACGGGTCGCAGGGCATGAAACGCAATGACATTATCTGCGCACACTACCATCGAGATTCCAAGACCGGTAATGAGAATGTGGCATTGACCGTGTTGAAGGGTACGCCGAACGCGACTGCCGCCGCCGACCCGACCATTCCGTCAGGGAAGATATTGTCCGGCGCGGTTGACGCGTACATGCCGCTCTGGCGTATCCCGCTTGACGGCATCACGGTCGGTACGCCGGTACGCCTGTTCACGCCGAGGGGGGCTTTGTGGGATTCCGTAACCCAGCAATGGAAGCCTCCGTATACGAACGACAGCCTCA